ATGAATAAAATAGTTGTATCTCTTTTCTCAGCAAGTCTAGCAACACTGGTTTTAACATCCGGTTATCAAGTCGCACAAGACCGATATCAATGTCTTGCTGTTATTACTGAAGGGAAAGATAAAAGAATTCAGCCTGTTCGTGTTAAAGATTCGGGTATATGGTTCGAACATAATACAAACGGCTCATGGGACAATTCAGGAATACTCAAAACTGAGATTCTTAACGTTCAAAAACTGAGACTAAGCGGTGATAGACAACAAGGTTATCTCGCTGGGTATGTGAAAGGTGAGCGTGTATATATAATCTCTGATAAAACACGGGAACAAACAATTCAAATAGGAAAATGCGAATGAACTTTAAAATCACTAAAACAAAAACAAAAATTATTATCTTTGTTGCTATCACTCTGTTAGCTATTGCCGGATTTATGTTTAAAGAGCAGCCTCAACATTGCGCTTTACAAAGTCAAGCTATCGGTTACGGAACTTATTCAGTTGAAAGCTCTGGCTATGCAATCATTGAAGATTACGGTTTGTTCTATCGTGTTTCAACTGATGCTGTTAAATATCAGAACTCTGGATTACTGATGCCAGTTAGTACAACAGGAATGTTCAGCAACGTGAAAAAATCTGATAAGTTTATGAAAGGCGAATACATGAACAGAACGTTCTATTCATTCAAAGACAAACACAGAACTTATTATATTGATACAGCACATTGCAGCCGTTAAGACTAATCAAAAAGGGAGCTTTCGCTCCCTTTTCTTATTTGTATTAGCTCAGACTCGAACTGACAGTTTGCGTAGCCAAAATGCAACCAAATGTGACAGTCTGCTTTGAGCGAGAAGCGGATATCCGAAATATCAAATTAATGGAGAGGTTATTAGATAAATGTGTAGGTAAAGAAAGAAGGGGTTTTCACCCCTTTTAATCAAGAAAATGTAAATTGATAATGTTTTTCATGCTCATGCATAGACATTATATAAAACAAAAGCTGTTTATTTTCACTGTCTGACTTGTTAATAAGTTTTCTAAAAAGCTCAAGGTTGGCTTTTTGCATTGGGTTTAGGTTGTCACGAACATTTTTTATATCTTCTATGCGATTGGCATTCAAATAGGCGAAGTATTTCTGGAAAACTCCGGCAACAACATCACTCACTTGAATAAATAAATTATCGTGAGAAATATTAAACTGATAATCAAGCTTTACCAATTCTTCATCATGCGGGAGCGAAGATTCAAAGCTCTCTTTAACAACCTCTTCAACATCAAAAATGTGCTTACTGTTAGGAAAATCCATACCACGATATCGATAGAAGACAGCAAAAGCATCCACTAAATATTTATCACTACTATCATCCTGACCTTCATCTTCACTGGCTCTAGACTTATCTTCTTTAGCTTCATATCTAAAGTCTGTGGTAAGAGTGAAATCCTCCATTTCGTTTTCAATACACATTTCAAGTAGCTCTCTGAGGCTATCCATGTGTAGTTTATCATCTTGTGTAACAAGAGGCTTATAACGAAGGGTGTTGTAGTGGTCAAGAACTATGTCATGTAGCTCTTGAAGAAATTTTTTTTCTTTCCCTGTAAAATATGGGTAATCATAGCATTTTAGGAATCTTATGAACTTTTCTTTATTAGAGGAGATTACTTTATATAATTCATCTTTGTGGACATCTTGGTAGTGCCTACAATGTTCTAAAGAATTAAAGCTAAGAATTTTATTCTCAAGGCAGAATTTAACGCAACCTTCAATAATATCAAGGTAAGCCCAGTACTCCATGTTGAGATTAAAATATTGAACATAGAGATCGCTTTGTAGCAGCCATTCAAACAGCCCTTTAAGCTTTCGAGAATTAAGCATAAAGATGAAGTCGCCAGTGGCTACATGGTCTCTCTTGATCTCTTTCGCTGTAGGTTGAAGCATAATGATTTTTTTAAGTGCATCGAAATCAGCCGTAGATGAGTCATTTAAATGTGCCACTCCACCTAAAACAAAGTTTAAACTTGAATACTTATCTTCATCATGTTCAATATTGTATCCGTCAATCTTATCTGACAATGCCAATTTTCTTACGTTGTTAGATTCATCATAGTAGAAGGTATATTTTTTATTTTTAAGATTATTGGGTAATAACATACAACATCCTTTTAGTTGGTAATGATAGTTTCTATAAATTTATATCATAAAAGACTGAACTCCTGCTCACTTATTGACTAAAGCGAGTGTTGGCAATGTCTGCTTTTGGCACAGAGCGGACTGTCAGCTTAGGTTAAGCTCTATGCAGTAACAGTACCAGATCAGTTTGAGCTAATGCATCTTATTTGTAACTCTCAAAATTACCATTTCTGATAACTTCAGTCACTCGTTTAGCTCTCGCTGGCGTTTGAACAGCCCACTTCGAATCTAAAGCCTCGTCTGCTGCAAGACTGTATTCACGATTGTTCAGATACTGAAGCATTTTCTTAAATCCAAGCACACCAGTAGCACCCAGTTGAAAGACCATGTTAACTAATGCTGCACGACGAACTTCGTCAATAACAGTATAGGTCAACGCCAGATTCGTTCTGCTGATATCTCGAACAGTTCTGTTAATATCTTTAGTCAGAATCTTCTGGATCTCTTGATCATTGATATAACCATAAGTCTTATGACCAACGAGTTCATCAAGTTCAGCGATAGCAACGTCTTTCGATTGATTCTTTGTCAGCAGATGACCAACTCCTACAGTCCAATATCCCTCAGAATCTTTATATACTACGTTTTTGCTTCCTTCATCGAAGCGAATCATTTCTTCTAATGTCATTCTTACCTCTAATAAATATAGATTTGCATCAACGATATTGTTAATGCTTATTATTTATTAGAGGCTTATATGTTCGAAAATACCGATATCAGAATTACTGATGTAAAAGTTACATCAAACGCACCATTTTTCTCAAACAGAAGTGTTTCTGGCAGATACCAAAAAAGATTCACGGGTATTCAATTCTATGAACTGGAATTCACTGCTCAATATATGTCACAAGACACAAGAAAGATTCAGAACTTCATCGCAACACATCAACAGGCTGTTCCATTTGATTTTGAACTCAGTTATCTAACGAGTTATTCAGGTGCTGCTCAAGGGATGATTACTGCTATTGCTGCTGCACAGCAAGGATCTCGACAGGTCAAGCTAGGAACGTTTAACGGTGTTCTTGAAGCTGGTACTATTATTCAATTTCAGAATCACTCCAAGCTTTATACCGTTACGCAGGACGCAAGAGCAAACGACGAACTGAAGTTATTTCCTAATCTGCGAAATCAAGTGCAAGCAGGCGAACAGATTAACTATGTTAATCCTAAAGGAAAGTTCATTCTGACTAATGAGAAATACCCAATGGATCTCAGAAGTCTATCAAAATTTAAATTCACTGCTACAGAGGCTTTATAATGACAATCAAAGAACGTTTTGCTGCTCTGGGTAAAGATCCTGATTTCATTCAAGCTTATAATGAATTCAACGGCACTAAACTGAAAGAACTCAGTATAAGTCAGATTTTTTCTGTCGGCACGTTGTTTCATCTTGTCGAAATCAACATGACAAACGGTCAGACTCTGTTACTGACTGATGCGTATTACGATATACAGTACAAGACAAAGAACTATATCGCGACAGGTGATTTCACTGATATAAGCAAAATCGACGAAAGAAAAGAAATTAATAACATCGGTCTGAACGTCAAGCTCAGTAATGTAAGAACTGAATATATTAATCTGACAAGGACGAAAGCACTTAATAATGCAAAAGTCAGAATCGATACAGTGTTTTTAAATCCTAATACAGGTGTAGTATCAGAGAGTTTTAATCTGTTTAACGGCTCTATGAACAAGATAACAATTAATATCGAATATGAAGACAATGAATCGAAGAACGAAACAGAGGCAGAGATTGATTCTATCTGGGCTGTTCTCGAAAAGTCAGCGCGTAATCATGCGTCAGACGGTGTTCACAGAAGCTATAAAGGGAATGAAAATGATTCGTTCTTTGCAAGAGTCGGGAAGTGGAACAGCGAATCAAAGTGGACGAGTGTTAAGTAAAGGGAGCATTTGCTCCTTTTTATTTTTAATTTTTTTAATTTTTTAATTTTATTTTTTAGATTTTTAAAAAATTGCTCGAACCTCTTCGAAAAAGATTGCAAAAAATTCAAAAGTTACTCTGGGCGCTTTGGACCATCGAGATGTTTCGACCGCTCAGCCTTTTTGTTACAGGTGAAAATCCAAATCGTGTTCAGTTCAGACCGATAGACAGGGACTATCCCGGAGGATTATTCCACAACGAAAGATAAATAGAAATAAACCCTTATACCCTCTACGTTTGGAGAAATAAAATGGCTCGTAAAACTTATATTAGTATGACTGAAATGGCTAAACGTTATGGTTATACCCTTAATGCTATCAAGAGCTGGCGCGCTGAAGGATTACCGTATTCAGATAATCCAGCGGGAATACCAGAAGACGAAGGAACAATCTGGATTGTTCAGAACAAAATTAACCCGATGAGGAATATGTCCGTTCGAGATGAAATGGAAAAAGAAAAACTTCGTGAGCAAGTGGCGAAAGCAGACTTGGCAACTTATACAGCGCAAGAAAAATCGGGTGAATTAATCCCGTTGGAGTTTGTTCAGTCAGAACTGAATAGATTTTGTGGTGAGTTAAAAGATAATCTGAGACTGATACCTAAAAATTACGCGCTTGAGATTATGGAGAGTGCTGACGATTTACAGAATCTGAAAGAAACCCTGAAACATGTTATTGATGAATCTTTAGAAAAAGTTGGAGATTTATTTGATGACTTTGAAGCTGAACCTGAAATCGAATCCGACGAATCAGAAACTGATAACGAAACTATAGAGATAGAACTTTAAGGGAGCATTGCTCCCTTTTTATCGTGTTGCACCTTTAAAATTTTGTTTTCTGCGATCTGCAACATACATTCTACCAGGATTATAATATCCGTCTGAGATACCAGCAGGGGCTGTTAGTTGTTGTTTTGCAATTTTTCCGCAAGAGCATTCGGCAGTTTGACGGTCACTGATAGAACGTCTTTTTTCGAACTCTTTACCGCATTCGCAGGTGTAATCATACAGGGGCATCTTGTTTCTCCTTTAAGTTTTTCTCGATAATCATTTTTGTTAATAGTTCATGCATAAGATGAAATTTGTGCTCAAGTTCGTTATAACGTTTAAGAAGTGTTTTGTTTTCTTCTTTCAGGATTTCGTTGAATTGTTTATCTGTCATAGTCTCGTTCTGGTCAATTGATTGATCGTTAGAAACGATCAAAGGTTCGTTTAAATTTTCTTCGATATCGTTTACACTAAATACAGTTGATTAGTTAGAAATGGTGAACACTTCTTCACTTTCAGAAGCTGCAACTTCTGATTTCATATCAATTCGTACTAAAATTAATTCTTCATCAAAAGATAATTTTTCACCCTTACGATCCTTAATTAAAGCGCTGTTCTCGTTTCTGAGAGCAGCCTTTTCGGCATCATCCTTTTTTGATTTTTCTTCCAGTTCTTTAATTCTCGCTTCGAGTTCTTCGTAAACGTTAGTGATTTTGGCATCTTGAGTAAAATTTACTTTATCAGTGAATTCAATCATGTTACCGCTTAGAGCACGTTCGGCATTAGGATAATAAACGCTGCTGATATTCGCGTGAAACTTTTTCCATTTCTTATCAAAGCAAACCACGATAGAGTGATTTTCATCATTAGAGAATGCTACATAAGCAGGACGACCGTTCAACATAATCATACAAGCGCGGATTTTAATCATCTTGTAATGAGTCATAATTTCTTCTGCGTTTTTGCGAATGCGTTTTACATCGTCGGTGCTGATTGAAACAGTTTTCAAAATCTTGGTGATTTCGTTTTTGTCGTTCATAGAATCTTGGAATTCACCAGATTGTTTGTTGATTGAAACGCGGAAGTTTGAAGCGTTTTCGAAAATCATGAATTTCATTTCTTAGTCCTTTTTAGTAGTTCTGATGTTGTATTGTTTGCAAAGAGTGTGAAAGCGACGACGGTCAATGCCTTCTTGTTCAGCTATTTTTGATAGCGATAAACCTGAATCAATCAGAGATTCGATTTTGTGTTTTACTGGAATATATTTCTTTTTCAAAGTGTCACCTTTTTAATTAATTTGAAAAAAGAGCGCTCTTGCGAGCGCTTCAAACTTTAAGGAATTTTAAATGAACTCTATCGTTCACATAGTTAATATATATCTGGGAATAACAAGAGTAAACAAAAGAGAGAAAACAAACGAGGAAGAAGAAACTCTCTTTTGTTCTTCATAAAGTATTTAGTATCCAAACCAGAAAACACCTGAATAAATTTAATATTCCGCACGGATTGCTAAACCAGTTTGAATAAAACGCATCGATAGCGCATCGATAAACGGTGCCGAGAGGTGCCCATTTGATGAAAAAGGTGCCCGGACGGTGCCCGGATTCGATAAGAACTCAGTACCCATGCACTCGGAGAGCTATAACTTAACTATAACCAGCTATTGATAACTATTGAACATCTAAGAACATCAAGTTCGATAAAGTCAGTAAAGACGATTATAAAACCAGATCTGAAAAACAGATTGACGCGAAGCGTCGGGCGTAAGCCCCAATTAATAACATTAGCGCGAAGCGCGACAGATAGAACTAGTGATCAAAACGTCTATGATCAGTAATTGCTTAGATGTTTCTAGATAGCGCTTCGCGCGTTCGCTACGCTCACAATATTGTTTTCTGATCATAATCAGTAAGTTATCTAACTGCATTATATCCAGTAAGTCTTTCCTGATAAACTTAATGATCGTTAATTAAATCAGATAGCAGTATTGAGTTCTCCTTCGCTATCGCTACGTCGAACGCGCTTCGCGCTGCGTTGTATACAACGCTACATAATGATCACTTTATTACTATAGTGTTATTAGAACTAAAGTGATCACTGTATAACCGATTACATAACGATTATGAGTTCTTCAGTCTTCGCTATCGCTCGACTTCGAACGGGCTTACGCCCTGCTCTATTATCAATAGCTGTGTTATCCCTCCTTCATTCTCCCTGCTTTAACTGACCAGATGATACTGGACTATCACCAGTGATTCTGGTTTAACCTGATGCCTTCCAGAATGAATCCTTATTGTCAAATTAATTTTTAGCATTCCATGCTTTTTATCGATTTTTCTTTCTTATAGAGATACCTGGTTACTAAATACAAGTGTAATTCAGAAAAAACATCTGAAAGTCAACTTTTATTTTTAACTTTAAGGATCTCAAAATGTACAAATGCACGATCAATAACATCACTTACAAAACCCGCTCTGAACTGAAATCTGAACCTACTGGTTTCAGCGTTTATAAAACCGTTTTTAATATCTCCGGTAAAACTTTTGTGTATTACGGAAAACAAGCTTTCACGATTTCACCAGATATGCAGTATATCGGTTCTGGTCGTCTCGTTCATGAAAAGCTTGCTGAAATGACCGACACTGACACAGTTTATAAAATCGTCCTACAGAATTTTGAATCCGAACAAGAAGCTTATGATTTTGAATCTGAGTGCATTCAGGAAGCAAGAAAAGCCAAAGTAAATCTTTTGAATATCAGTAAAGGAAATTCAGGTGGTAAGGTGTTCGATAAAATGACAGAGGAACAAATTAAAGCGCGTAATGCGAAAATCTCTCAGTCTATGCTTGGTCACGAAGTCAGTGTTGAAACTCGTAGAAAAATCTCCGAAACAAAGCGCGGTAAAACGCGCTCTGTTGAGACAAAACAAAAAATCGGTGATGCTCTGAGAGGTGTTAAAACTGGTCCGAAAAGCGCTGAACAAATCGCAAATATGAAGAAGGCACAACAAGCACGCAGACTGAGAGAGGCAGCATGAAAATCAAACTGATTATCGTATCATTGCTATCTGTTCTGATAGCTGCTGGTTCGCTCTGGGTGACTCGTCCTGACGTTATGACAGTTCAGCAACGTGGTGTTATCTGCAACTATCAAGAATACGAACCAGCTAATGCCCATGAGCAAATTCAGCTATGCAGAGACGGGTATTCCAAGAAAGTTTGGCAATAAAAAAGGGAGCAAATGCTCCCTTTTTAGGGATAAGATGTTAATTAATAGATAGCTCTGAAATTCTTTTTTTGGTCATATCATACTGACATTGGAACATTTTTGAAACCTCGGCATCAGTGCCCTTTAACGAGATTTTCCCGCAAATGGCATCTTTATTTTTAATCCACTGACGCTGTGAACTAAGCATTTCTTTCTGTTTCACCTGACCGAGATTGTGCCATATCTCACCCAGCTTTTTATCAATATCAACAAATCGGTCACGAGCAACAGAGGTAGTTTCAAATGAAGGATTTGTATCTTCATGATTTTGATTTGATGCATAGTTGTTCTTTTGAGCCTGAGCCTGAGCCTGAGCCTGAATTCTCTCTTGCTTTTTCTTCTCAGCTAAAATATTTGCCTGTTCGATATAAGGCTTAACTATAGTCAATGAAGATATAAATGCAGCACCAGCAGAAATGCTATTGTTAGAGGGTGCCTCAACAAAAACGGTCTTATTGTCGTCAGTTGGCTGAACGCTGTAATCCATTCTGGTAGAGAATGAGTTTGTATTTTGTTCTAACTTAAAATTCTCCATTACCCTATCAAGATTTTTATTAAACCCTGTACGATAAAAGTCAAATAATTCGCTATATTGATGAGGTTCAACCTTAAAAGAAACTGTCGCAGAACAATTTCTAAGTGAGCTATTAGGATCTTTACTTGTCGTTGTTACATCCGAGATAGAAAAAGAAATTTTATCTAGCATCGAACGTTTAACGGAATTGGTAACATCTTCATACTTATCTGTTTGTTCCGAAATCTGCTCGATTGCAGATTTCTTCAAAACGTCAATAAGAGTGCTTTTACTAACATCCGTAGAACACTCAATTGTATTAGAAGTATTATCATCACATCCAGCAAGTAATAATGCAACGACGGCTATTGTTATTTTTTTATTCACTTCAATTCCTTTTTGAAAAAATGTGTAGTGTCAATATTTTATCATAGCAAACAGACTCCATCAATCGATACGATAATATGCAATGAGAGTTAATATCCAATATGTGATTAATCTAACCAAAAATTTAACTTCAGTGTCCCCTACTCACTTCATTAACACATCGCAAGAACTGATCTCGCACGTATGCAGCGGATTTATCACTCATTAAATTTTTGAACTTCTTAAAATCCCCTTTCGTCTTTGTGAAGAATTCAACGCTAACGGAACTCGGTTTCTTGTGAGCGCTTTTCGATTTCAATAATTTCTCGATATTCGATATTCCTTCGTAGGAAGCTTTAGGAGCTTCCTCCTCAACAACAGTATATTTCTGAACGTCTGCTTTAACTCGACGCACCACCGCGCGGGAGGTTTCGAATTTCTCTGCAATTTTACGTTCAGATAAGTCAGTACCGGCGTTTAACAGTGCTTCGATTTTATTTTCAACGTTCATATCGTTCATATCAATTCTCCATGTTTTGTTGGAACTGACTTTAACAAAGGAGGTTTCAGGCGCAAGAGTTTTCGAAAAATAATTCCAGAACATAAATAAAGAAAAAGGAGACAACCATGCTACTAATTGCATTGACCATCGTTGTTCTTCATCTCCGTTCTGAATTCAGAATTCGCCATTTAGAAAAGCGAATCGGTTATATCGAAACTCGAATGGGAGTAAAGAATGAACAGCGTAGATAAACTCAAAAAATTATTAAAAAATTCAAAACGCTTTTTAATGCCACCTCCTGACTATACACCGTCAGAATGGGTCGAACAGAACTTAAAATTTCCAGATGGACCATATGCTGATCAGCCGATGAAACTTTATGAGTTTCAGCGTGGAATGATTGACGTTATCAAAGAACGTAAAAAGAAAATTGTAATGATGACCAGTGCTCAGATTGGCAAAACGACAATTCTGAATGGTGTTCTGTTCTATAAATCAGCAACAGATCCGGGTAACGCTGGTGTTTTACAGTCAACAGCTAAAGAAACGACTCAATGGCTCAGTGGTAAAATCAGACCGATGATTGATGCTTCTGAAGAAATGCAAAAAATCGTCACTGATAAATCCGACAGAAACGCCGTTAATAACACTTCACAGATTCAACTTAGAAATGGCGGCTTTTGGTATTTCATGAGTTTGAACTCACCGAGTCATCTTCGTGGTAAAACACTGCCGTTACTTCTGCTTGATGAAGTTGATGCGGTTGAAACTGACACCGAAGAAGGCAACCCGATTATGATTGCCGAGCAACGAGCAACGACTTTCGGTGATGAAGCTCGAATTTTTATATGTTCGACGCCTACTGGTAAATACGGTGCTATCAATACTCAGTATGAAGCTTCCGATAAGCGTAAATATCATGTTCCATGTCCTGAATGTGGGCATCAACACGAACTGATTTGGGAAAATATCAAATTCGAATGGGAGAAAATAGACGGTAAATCATTACCAAATCCCGAAACTGCGCATATCGAATGTCCTGTGTGTGAACATCATTTCACTGAAGGTGAACGAGTACGAGCTATTAAACATGGTGAATGGATTATTACTAATCCATATTCTGATACAGCTGGCTTTCATGTTAGCCGCTTATACAGTCCTATGAGTTCTATTCGTTCTGTTGTTGAAGACTTCAAATCGGCTTATCAAACATTCAGCTTGTCAACGTTTTATAACACCGTTCTGGGAATCCCGTTTGATGACTTAAACGAAGATATCGAAGTTTCCAAGCTTGAAGGACTGAAAACAGATATCGGTATCAGAAATATTCCAGAAGATACTCTGTTTTTAACAGCAGGAGTTGACCAACAGCAAGACCGTTTAGAAGTAACTCTGATGGGTCATACAGAACGTGCTGTGTATATTCTTGACCATCGTAGCTTTATGACAATGAACGCCGAAGTAATCGACAGTCCAGCATATCGCGAACTTCTTGCTTATCTGAAATCACAGTTTAAAACACCGACCGGAAGAAAAGTTCCAATGGCGTGGGCTAACGTCGATAGCTCAAACGGTCGCGCAACAAAAACTATTTACAGATTCTGTTCACAATGGACAAACCTGAAAGCGATTAAAGGTTCAAGTTCAGTTGATGCTCCATATGTGCCGACTAAGGTTACAAAAACTGGCGGTTATGAACTCTTTATGATTGGTGTTAACCAAGGGAAAAACTTAGTAAGAGAATTACTAAACAGAACTATTAAAAGTTCTTCGAATACTCCAGTTCGCGTAGAAATATCAGATGATGTTCCTGATGATTATTGTGAACAGCTTATGTCCGAAGAATTGAAACGTTCTGGTAACACTGTCAGATGGGTTATTAAACAAGGCGGTGTTCGTAACGAGGGTCTCGACTGCTTTAACTATGGTTATTGTGCTCGTCTACAAGTGCTGGAAAAAATCAAATGGCATGAGTGGAGAAAGATTCTTGCTAAAAATATTGTTTCTGATGAACAGGAGCAACCCTCCGACGATATCACAGTTGATTCAGATGAACATATTACTGAAGAAATAAAACAGCCTAAACGCAACCAGGTTCGTCCTACTGTTCGTCGTCCTAATCAAAAGAAACGTGGATGGTTATAACTAAATAAGAATATTACTGATGAGGACTCAACATGACAAAAGAAATTTTCATCGGTGAAAAACTTGAATTAACAAATCCACAAGGTGCAAATGTTCAGATCGGCTCAAAAGAAGTCGGTCTGTTCAGTCAAGATAATTGTCCAGAAAATGTGGTTATTGAAACGAATGATTTTGTCGAGGGAACTTATTCTATTGTTATTTTCTCCGATGGTTCATTAATTTCAAACGAATTAATCAAAGTTAAATCACCGTTCGTAGAAAAAAACAAGAAACAACAACTTCGAGAAATGATAGCAGACCTCGACAAAGTTATTCAATATCGTCTATCGAATAACGAAGAAGCAATTCAGCAAATGAGCATTAACGGAAAATCTTTCGTATATGAAACTCTCGATGCTTTGCTTTCTGCTCGTAAACGTCTTACCGCGAATCTCGATAGCTTAATTAAATCAGAACAGATGGCTAAAGGAAAATCTCCTATCATCACAATTAAAGCGAGGTTCAAAAACCCATCATGAAACTCGATTTTATGAGTATTTTTAGAAAGAAACCTGTTGAAATCACAAAATCAAAAGCGAAAAAATCAAAACGTAAATTGATTATCGATAACGAACATGCATTTGGTAAAGAGCTAAAACGTCAGATTGGTCCTCGAACTGACCGCTTAGACGGTGATTTTCAAGAAACATTAATCAGAACTGCAACGATTAACAACGATATCAGGGCTTCCGCTGACAATATTCGTCAGATGTCCCGAACAATTAGCATTAATACTCCTTTGGGTAAACGTGCTGTTCAATTCCAAGTTGATAACGTTATTGGTGAAGGTATTAATCCTCAACCTCGTCTGCTTGATTCTGAAGGAAAACCACATAAAGAACTGAACGCAAAAATCTCCGATGAATTCTCATTCTGGGCTAATTCCGCAAAGCGTTTCAGTAAAAACAGACGTATTAACTGGCGTCGTTTTCAGGAAATAGTTGAACGTAGTCGTTTCGTCGATGGTGAAGTTTTTATTCGAGTTCATGAATCTGAGGATGAATTCAAACTTGAAATTATCGAGGCTGCTCGTTGCAAATACGGTGATCGTCAAGAAACTGAAACTGGTTATATCTTAGATGGTATCGAATATGACCAAGATGACGCTCCTATTCGTTACTGGTTCCAAGAACTGAATCAATCAACACAAACTGAAGGTGGTAATTCTTACGGCGTTTCTGCTGATGAAGTTATTCACTATTACAGAGAATTATTCCCTGATCAACGCAGAGGAATTCCTGAAGTTGTAGCGAATATCGACACTATGAATCAATACAATCAATTTGCATTTGCAACTTTGGTTCAGAAACGCGCGGCAGCTAGTTCTATGGGCTTCGTTATTCAAGATAAAGACGGACAAGAAAGTCTTGATTTGGGTATTGATGAAGATGGTGAGGAACAAGAACGTCCTGACATTATTCAAGAGTTTGAAGCGGGTACGATTCATCAACTTCCTGCTGGTCACGATATTAAGCAATTCACCAGTACTCAAGGTGGGGATGATTTCGTTAGCTTTACCGACAGATTAGAAGACCATCTGGCAATGGGTTACGGCTTCTATAAGCAAGGCTGGAAAGGCGATACCAGTAATATTAACTATTCTGCCGCTCGCTTCGGTGATCAAGCTCAACGAATCATGTTCAAATCGGTTCAACGAAATCTGAAAGAACAAGTTTTTGAGGTTATTTTCGAAAAATGGCTCTCATGGGCAATTCTTAATGAAAAACTTGAACTGAAAATGACAATGATTAGCTCTGTTATGAATCAGATTGTTTGGACTTTCCCTAAATGGGAATCAATCGATCCGATTAAAGATGCTCAGAAAGACGAACTTGACGTTGATAACGGCTTTAAATCTGCTTCTGACATTATTATCGCTCGCGGTGATGATCCAGAGATTGTTTTTGCTCAGATTGAACAAGAACGTAATCGTTATATTCCGAAACATGCTCAAGCTGTTTCCGTTGCTTCTGCTCCTGCTGATTTAGCTGCAAATGCTCAAGTCGAGGTTGCCGAAATTCAATCGGAAAATAAGGAAAGCACAACGGAATAATTACTAAATAAAATCAGTTAAAACAAAGAGCGCTTCGGCGCTCTAACATGAGGGCTATTATGCTACGTCTAAAACGTGAGTATACGGTTCGAGATGTTACCGAAACTGATGGTGTATTTGAAATTGCATTCAGTTCTGAAACTCCTGTTGAGCGTCAGATTGAAGATGAATACGGTCATCCAGTCACTGTTAATGAAATTCTTGCTCACGATGGTCCTCATAATGCCGACCTGACTCGAATTAATAACGGTGCTGCTTTGCTGTTTAATCATAATTTCGATAACCATTTAGGTATCGTAATTCCCGACTCCGTTCGAATCGACCCAGATAAAATTGGTCGTGCAAAAGTCCAATTCAGTAAACACGGTGAATTAGCTCAAGAAATTTCAGCAAAAGTTCAAGAAGGAACAATTTCTAAAATCTCCTTTGGATATGACTTAGTTGAATATCGCTTAGATGGTAATGACCTGCTTGTTGAAAAATGGGCTCCTTACGAAATTAGTTTCGTAACTGTTCCTGCTGACGATAACGTCGGTCTGGGAAGATTACTAAATACAGATAAAAAAAGCGAAATCAAAGTTCGCAACAAATCAAATTCAATTAACAAAGGAAATAAACGCATGAAACGTTTTGATGAAATGACCGCTGAAGATATTGCAGAACTGACCGTTGAAGAACTGGTTGATATGTCTGTTGCAGATATCGAAGACCTTTCTGAAGAAGCTCGCGCTAAACGTGAAGAAATTCTGGCAGAAGATAAAGATGAAGCAGAACAAGCTGGTGATTCCGCTGTTTCTGAAACTGATGATTCCCCGGCTGAAATTCCAGCTCAGGACGAACTGTCTACTGAAGAACGCGAAGAAGAAGCAGAAGAAATTCTGGAAGTTGCAGAACGCTTTAAAGTTCCTGCCAAAGACGTGGCAAAAGCAATTGCTAAAGGCATGACTGCTCGTCAATTCAAACGCTCTATTAAACCTAACAAAGCTCCGGCGGTAATTCGTAAAATGACTAAAGATAATAAAACTACTCTCGAATCTCGTTTCGACCTGGGTGATGCTGTTCGCTCAATGATGGCTGGTAAAAATGTTCGTGGCGCTGCTGCTGAATATTCTCAAGAAATGATTCGTAAACGTATTCAACGTGGACAGAACGTAACTGACCGTGGTGTTTATATTCCGGTTAATGCACTGTCTCAGAAACGCGCTATGAACGCTGTTCCTACTGTTTCAAGTATTCAAGAAACTGTTCAGCGTTATGACAGCTTCGTTGAAATGCTGTTGAAAGACACTGTTGCGGATAAGCTGGGAGTTAACTTCCTGACTGGTCTGACCACTCCAATTTCTGTACCGAAAATGACTGCAAGCTCTGTTGATGCATTCGGTTTCGTTGATGAAAACGGTGAATCTCCAGAAGGCGAAAGCAAATTCACTAACATTCAGTTCATGCCGAAAACCTTTACTGGTGGTAACCCGATTTCTCGTCAAGCTCTGCTGACTATGCCGAATCTGGGTGCATTCATCTCTGACCACATCGTTAAGTTCTCTCGCGCTAAACTGGAAGGTCTGCTGTTCGGTTCTGTAACTGATGCTAAAGCTCCTGAATCAATCGTTGCTCAGTTAGTCGCTCAGAAAATGGGAATGACCTATAAAGAGTTCGTTGTTGAAGCTTCTAAAGCGAAAGGCAAAGGCGTTGATATGGCTGCATTCAAATATCTGATGGCTGCTGCTCTTGAAGGTGATCTGAAAACCACTCTGCGTGATCAAAACGTTGCTGGTTATATCATCGACGACAACAACAAAATCGGTGGTATCGACACAATCGGTTCTGGTCTGGTTAAAGATGGTCAGGTAATCGCTGGTGATTTCTCTGCTGTTACTATTGCTGAGTGGGAAGGTCTTGCTCTGGATCTTGACGACACAACTTATCGTAACCGTGGCGCTATCGTTCCTCGCGTTTGGGCAGATATCGATTGGAAAGTTTGCGCGGATGACCGTCTGTTCCTGTACGAGAAAGGCGAAGCTGAAGCGGGTGAAACTCGTAAAGCAAAATAATCTTTGATTATCAAATGGGACTCCTTCGGGAGTCCTTTTTTGTTTCTGCCGTATAAATAAAATAAAAAGGAGCAATCATGTTATTTCCATATACAGAAAAACAGAAACAAGAATTTCTAAAACGCTTCGGTCGTGAAATTCTTATCAATGGAGAAAAGTCATTAGGCATTCTTGAAATTAATATCAGTAATGATAATGGTCAAATCTCCGAAACAATCTATATCACTGCTGATAAAAACAAAGTTAAACAGCAAGACGAAATCCAATTTAACGATAACATCTATGAAATTGCTTATATCGTTGATGATACTTCAGGACTTGTCGATTGCTATCTGAGTTTAATCGGTGACGACAACGGAAGGGATGGTAAATATGTCTAACCTGCCAAGATTAGGAATTAAAAAAGCTTTAGAAAAACGAATCAAAGATATGAATATAAGATATATCAACGGTGCATTCACCACTGGTGTTAAAAAAGAAATTCAAGCAAGCATTTCTGATATGTCTGAAGATTATGAACGAATCGGTCTGCAATCGAAATTAAGTTGTGTTCTCGGTGTGACTATTAATATTTTCTCTGAGATTAACGAAACTGGTGTTCATCAAGCAGTTTATGACCTTATTCAGATGAAACCGAGTGATGCTGATATGACTCAGTTTAAACTTTCGAAGATTTATCCGAGTTCAAGTTTCACATCTTATGATTCTGAAGCTTCAAATGGCGCAGTAAGCGCACAAGTCGTATTAACTTTCGAATACATCATGTGAGGACACAATGGATGATATTTTCGTTGGCAACCACGTAAGAGTTGCAGTTAACCCAAATGCTTTGACTGATAATCCGGGATATTACGACCCAGGATATGTTGAATCAAAAGATCTCGCATCATTTCCCCAGATAACTCTGAATAAATCAGCCGAGAAGATGGAAGATTACAGATCTGATTTCACAACTGTTCTATCAGGTGATTCTACTATAGCCGATACTGATATTTCCGTTTTTGAAACTGACTCGGAATTCAAAGAGATCCTTGATAATGCTTTGCTGAATAAATCAAAGGTGCGTTTCAGAATTCTTTACGCAACTAATGACAATTTTGACGCTGAAACAGTTCCAGGACTTTATCACATCATGGATGCTTTTGTTTCGAAGAAATCAACAACTGGTTCTGAAAGCTCTGTTGTTACCACGACTTACAGATTAAGTCCTGATGGTCGTTTAGTAAGTGGTTTCGTAGAAGCTGGTCGCCCACTGCTAACTGGTGAATATGGTATTGGTGCTGGTACAGAAGATATTCCGGGTGTTTTTGATATCGGATTATTATCCGGTAACAGATGGATCACCGTTGATGCTTCTGATTCACAAAACCCGTATGCGCAAGATACCTCAGCTATGGCAATTCAACATCCTAACGAACAAGGATGGGAGATTATCGGCTCAAGTGATGGTGATCCGTCTGTTCGTATCAGAAACAAGCAAATGGTCGCAGGGGAACTTAAAACTTCGAAGTGGGTAAAACTCTATAGTGAGTTAGAACGTCCTACTGCTGAAGACGTTGGAGCGCTTCCTATTACGGGTGGCACTGTAACCGGAGCAGTAACTATTAACACTGATTTCACCGTTAAGCGTAAAGCGACAATCGAAACGGCACAGATTAATAGTCTAAATACAAAAACAATCACGTCTGATTCTGTGAAGGTCAAAGGTGCAGAAGTTTATTCTCCGAGTAATAAACCGAAACCGATTGATATTAATGCAGTGGAACGAGGTGAACTAATAAGCGCTGGAAAATTCTAATCGGAGAAAGAAATGGTTAATAATAAAGTCCAACATTACTATACAAGCGTTGCAGGAAGAAAACCAGACCCTGCAAATATGGAAGTTGCACAAATCGCGGTGAACTTAACTGATAAACGCGTTTTCACAAAAACTGAAAGTGGTGGTGTTATCACTGTCGGCACTGGTCCAAACGCAGTCGTTGAAGGTTGGCAAGAATTTCAGGGTGAAGTAACAGCAAACGGATTAACTTCAAACGGATCGGTAACGTCTAAAGCAATTAACGAAACCGGTAACTCAGTTAACTGGTTTAAAGACGAACATGATAAAGAACGCGCTGTTATCTTCGCTGAACCTCAGACTGATGGTGCAGGCTCTTTAAGAGTCAGAGTTAAAAACGGTAAAGTTGGAACTGCAAACGCAACTTACACTTTTCAAGGTGATGGACGTCTAACTCTTCCAACTGCCCCTTCTGCTGCTAATCATGCAACTCGAAAAGATTACGTTGATGCTGAAGTTAAAAAAGTGAACGACCGTTTAACGACAAACGTTGGTGATACTTCTTCTATTAAATCGGACCTCGATGCAACGATAAAACGTGTAACGACTAACGAAACTAATATTAAGGATCTGCAAGACACGAGAGTTAAAAAAGCTGGTGATACTGTGACCGGTGTTCTTACTATTAAGAACGAACCTTCAGCTAACACAGCTCCTATTCTTAGACTTATTAGTGATAACACCGCTGCGCCACTTCGTTTACAACGCGACCGTTCCGACGAAAATATCAGTATTGCTTTCGATGGAGCAACAAAAACTCTGTTTCTAGGAACAAGCACAAACGGTGAATTGCATTTCGGTGAAAATATAAATCAGGCAGGAAACGCAAAAGTCTATACGACATTGCATAAGCCGACTAAAGCTGAGATTGGACTTGGCAGTGTAACTAATGACGCTCAAGTTAAAAAGGCTGGCGATACAATGACCGGTAATTTAACAGCGCCTAAAGTTCTTGTTAATTCTGCTCAAGGCTCAGAAGCAAACGCTTTAACTCGTAAAGATTACGTTGACGCTGAAGTTAAAAAAGCAAAAGACGCATCAACAAGCGGTGTTAATACGAAAGTTTCTAAAGCTGGCGACACAATGACCGGAAGTCTGAACATCGGTCCTGTTGCTCAGATTAACTTTGATGATAACGGCAAAATTGACGATACACCTCGTTATGTTATTCGAGCAAAAACTGGTGCAAATGACTTCGGTTATATCGCAGTTGGAGCAACTGCTACTGATAAAGGTTATCTCGAAATCGGAACACAAGACGGTGGAGATGAACCAATCTACGTTCGTCAACGTGGAGCAAATGACGTTGTTAAAAATAGTCTGACGTTGCTTGATGCTTCTGGTGCAACTCGTATTCCTGGAACGACATATATTGGTGCTAAAGTTTCTATAGGTAATGGAACGTCTGATGCATATTTCTATAACTCAAAATCCAAGAAATATCTTCAGCTTCGAGATAACGGTGAATTGCATTACGACGACGGTAGAGTTTATACAACGAAAGTTAAACCAACAAGAACAGATGTTGGATTGTCTAACGTTGAAAACTATCGTCAAGCTCGTCAATACAGCGTTACTCCTAATACTTCTGCATCTGGTATGTGGGTAAGAATCGCAGTTGTCAAAAATCCTAACTTAGGAAGTTCTCGATTAGCTCTGATTATTGCAGGTGGTCTCGATTCTGGTCAGCATAGAAATATCATCGATTTCGTTTATCTGAACGGTCGCGGATTAACTGTTAATGGAATTACTAATACTCCTACTGAATTTATTCAGATTCGAAGAATGGGAACTCCTAACGGTTCCGATAACGTTCTTAAATACGGTTATGTTGTTGATGCTACGGGTTCACAGTTTGAATTCTATGCTTATGTTCCGATTTATGGAACTACGGTTCAAACGACGGTTCTCGAACAAGCAGGTTCGGCTGAATACGTTGGTGTTGCTACTGCTGCAACTCCTCCAACAGGATTAGTTAATTCAGCTATTCACAGACTGTTCGACACATATCAAGGCATTGATATTAATACCGATATGAAAGGAACTCTTGCTCTGAATAAAGGCGGTACAGGTGCTACGACTGCTGAGGCTGCTCGAACTAATCTGGGATTGAAAAACGCTGCACTTAGAGACGTTGGTACAGCTTCGGGTCAAGTGATGCAAGTTGGTGCATTCGGTTTGGGTGGCAAAGGGAAATCTTATTCCCCAGCGAAGGCAATTGATGTTCTAAAACAAATGTCCGCTGATGGTTCAGGTTTCGTGAGAAGCACGACTTCCGCTGAAGATTCTGTTTTTGCAATGGGTGCTGGTTTCTATTCTCATGTTTCGGACGTTCACACGTTTTTGTCGGTGAACTATCAAAACGGTAATGTGAGAACTGTTACCACAACTGATAAAGACATGACAGATGGAAAATCTCCTAAAGTTAACACTCTTTACGGAACAGCGAATAAACCAACTGCTTCTGAACTTGGCGTTATTTCTATTAACGATACTTTCGATATGGGGACATATTAATAAATAGAGAAAACAAAGGGAGCTTTTGCTCCTTATTTCGATAGGAATCATTATGGCAAACATTAAACTACCAATACAGTTCGTTCGCTCTGCTACAGCGGGAAGTGTTCCTGCTGCTGATAAATTGCTGGAAGGACAATTAGCAATTAACACAACTGATAGAAAACTTTTTACAAAAGTTGGAACAAATGTAGTTTCGATCGGTCACGGTGCAGGAGCAACGATTAACGGTAATAACACTTGGACAGGAACAGTTAAAGCAAATCGAGTTGAAACTTCATCTCAAGTCATTTCAGGAAATGCCAGCATTAACACATTTACTGCTTCGGGTGCTGTTACTCTGAACGGCGGAACTAACACTAAGAATTTAAAAGTCAACGGAACGTTAGAAGTTACAGGCGCATTAACAACACGTTCAAACGTTGAACTGTATCATGCAACACCGTTTATTGATTTTCACTTTGGAAATGACACTGCTGATTATACGCATCGTATTATCGCAAGCACAAAAGACAACTTAGACATTCAAGCTAAAAACGTTGTTATTAAAGGCGGATTGTCTGTCGAAAATACTGCAAACGTCAAAGGTCCGATTATTCTTTCTCCTGTTTCTAACAATAACGACTGGGCAGCTATTAGCTTTAGACACGCTAATGGAACAACACTCAGGGGCACAGTTTTTGCTGACGCTGCTGGTAATATCGGTTTTAACAACATAAACGGCGTTAACGTTATATGGAACTCAGGAAATTATTTCGTCATTCAAGACGGTGAATTAGTAGTTGGTAAGAACGCTGGCGGAACGGGTGAAGGAAACGCTAACCGAAATAAAGGCGCTTTCTATAACACAGGTTCACTCGATATGAACGGCACACGCGCTTATCAAGATCCTAACGACGGTAACAGATGGGTTCGTGAAGTTCGCGGAACAAGACATTTACAACAAGGAACTGACCTCGGCTCTGAAAATATCTTTGTTGAACGTGTTGGTCAACGTCACTTCCATATGTTCCATACTTTTGGTGCAGGAACAAACGGGTGGTTCGAATTCAGAAATAACGGTGATTTCTCCGCAAACGGCGTTGTATATGCTCCTGACTTTATCAAGCAATCTGATAAAAACTTGAAAAAAGATTTCAAAATTATCGATTCTGCTTTGGATAAAGTTAAAACTCTTTCCGGTATGACTTATCAAGTCCGTGATATTAAAAACGTAATGCAGAAAGAAGAATTCATTCCGACTTATAAAGTCTCGGCTGGATTAATTGCACAAGACGTTCAAAAAGTTCTTCCTGAAGCTGTTCATAAAATCGATGGTGATTATCTCGGAATGAATTATGACGGTGTTACAGCATTGCTTGTTAACGCAGTGAAAGAACTGTCAGAAAAAGTCGAAACTTTGGAATCTCAACTGAATAAATCCAAATCGACTAAATAAGAATACAATCAACTATATAGGATATAAAGATGGCTATTACAAACCCAGATATCTTTGCTGGTTCATACGTTAGCGTTTTCTATAATACTGACGTAACCAACACTGATTTAAATAACGATAAATTTGTTGAAGTTCCAGAAACTGCTGCTTTCCCTCAGACTGGTATCGAGCGTGAAGTTATTACTGCTCCTAACTTCTCTCACGTTTATTCCCGTAAACTCGTAGGTCGTGGCTCAGTCCCGGATATTGACTTAACTGTTAACTATATTCCAGGTTCTGTTCATGATCAGATGATTAAACTTGCTGAAGATGGCAAGCGCGGTCAGTTCAAAATCGTTTATTGGATTGATGCTACTAAAACTGTTGGAACTGCAATCGTTTATAACGGTTTCCTTTCTTCTGCAACTCGTAACGGTGGTGAAACTGAAGTTGTTTCTCTCGCTATGACTCTTGCAGTCGATGGTGGTCCAGTCGTTGAAGGTATTATCGATACAACTGAAGCATAATCGTTTTAAAAATAACAAGGGACTCCTTCGGGAGTCCTTTTTTGTTTCTGAAGCTAAATAAAGTCAGAGGTGAATTATGTTTAAATTTCAAGCCGAATTATCAAATTTTTTAAATGAGTATATCAATGCTCAACACGTCTTCGGACAAAACGACTGCAATATCCTTATTGCCGATTATCTCGATAGATTTTGCGATACCGATTACAGTTCTAAACTTCAAGGAAAATACTCGACCATCTCTGAAGGTGTTCAAGTTTGTAATGAAAATGTTGGATTCTCTAACGTCAAAGAAGCTTGCGAAAAACATCTAGAAAAATCTGACCGAATCGAACTTGGCTCCGTTCTTCTTAAAAAGAAAACGATAAAAAGAAAAGTCTATTACGTCGCAACGATTGTTTTCAACGATAAAGCAATCACCGAAGAAAATAACAAATACAAAATGACCGACGTTAAATACGTCGATTACGACTTAATTTTTAATAGGAGAAAATAATGGCTGTTATTGCTGTCGCTGCAATTATTGCAGGTGCTTCTGCTGGTGCTGCTGCGTTTGTTGCTGGTGCAACTCTTGCTGTTGCTATCGGTATTGGCGTCGCTGTTGCTGCTATGTCAGGACTAATGAGTTATATGGCAATGCAACAAACAGTGCCGCAATTTAATACGTCCGATACAGCAACAACGTTAGGAACAACTTCTGATCCTGCAACTGTTCTTCCGATTATCTACGGAAAACAACGCACCGGGACTGTTAACGTCTTTAAAGCAGTTGGTAAAGATACAACTTATCTTGTACAGATTTTCGCTATTGCTGAAGGTGAAGTTGAAGGATTCACAGGTCTTTATATGGACAACAAACGTATTCTGAACAACGTTATGTTCAAAGACGGTATTGTTTCAAAGAATGATATGAATCCGATTTATAAAGATTACGTTGAAGTTGAATTCTCAGTTGGTAAACCACAAGGTCACGTTTTCACTCTTGCTCAGAAATATCTCGGAAAAGATATCAACGCTTCTGGTTGGCCTGATTCTGCAACTGGTAATAACGTTGCTGCTTGTTGTGTTGTTATGCGCAAACGTAACAAAGACTTGCAAAACCAAGCTGATATTCTTCAGCCTAACAGTAACGTAACAGTTGATGTTCAAGGACGCTTGATTACAGATCTGACAACAGGACAAGTCACGTCTTCTCGAAATGGTCCAAGCCAGCTTTATGATTATGTAACGAATGAACGTTATGGTCTTGGAATTTCTCCTGAAGAAATTGATAAAGATAGTTTCGTTAATGCTGCTGGTTATGCTCTGAGAAATAACTTTTTCTCTGATGGTGCTCCTGATCCGAACGCAACGTTTAAAGAAAATATCACACAAATTGCCGCTGCGTTTAACGGAATGGTGTTTCAGTCATTCGGACAGATGACTTGTAAAATCGATGGTCCTGATGTTGTTTCGTATGATTTCAACGAAGATACTATTTCTCAAGGAACAGTATCGCTTAACACTGGCGGTTCTGAAGGATATTACAACACTCTGAACGTAAAATATCAAGATCCTGAAATCGACTATTCCGACCAAGTTCTGCGTTATCCTTCTGATATCACAAATGACGGAACAATCGCGCAAGATAAACGAATTATCGCTAAAGATATTACATATCGATTTGTTAAATCAAAGGCTCAGTTGGATATTCTTGCAAGCATAGAGCGTAATAAGTCTTTACTGAAAAACGTAATCAGCTTTGCGACCGTTGATGCTTATACAGTTCAAATCTGGGATGTTATCAGAGTTAACTTTTCCGAATTAGGATTACAGAACTCATTATGGCGTGTTAGTCAGATTGACAGAAACGAAGATAAAGGCGTTGCAGGTTCAGTAACAATTACCGCTACTGAATATATTCCTGAAGTCTATACAGACCTTGACTATGCAAAAGATCCGAATAACAACGGCTCAAACATACCGAATATGGGTTATTTGATTCCTCCTGCAAATCTGACTGTTTCGACTGTTTCAGAAACTGCTATCGGCAAAACGTTTAAAGTCAAATGGACTTCACCTGAGGATTATAACCGTTCAGGTTACTACGTTCAGTACAGTGAATCAGGAAAAGAGCTATGGTTCCAAGCTGGTTTCACTTCTGGTGATTTCTATCTTCTGACTAACATGAATCCTAATATCAAATACGATATCAGAGTTTGTGCTTCTGGTGTGTTCTATACGTCAGAATGGGTTTATCAGCGTGGTGTTAATCCGGTTGTTACGTATCAACTTCCTGCTGTTACTGGCCTGAAACTCGTTAACACAATCGGTAATAATCAGACTAACGATACACAGTTTGAATTTGCATGGGATGACCAATCTCGTCAACGTTTCACAGTTGATGGTGTTGAACAGACTTTTGGTGAATCACTTCAGTATTATCAAGTTGATTTCAAAACAACGAAAACTGTTTCATACAGAACGAAAAACTTGGGTTATATCTTCGATTATCAGATGAACCAACAAGCAGGTCTGAATCGTAAAGTTACTATCAAAGTTACAGCAATCGGTTTTGCTGGTATGAAATCAGCTCCTGTTTCATTAACTGTTAGTAACCCACAGCATAAAGCGATTCAAGGTTTCAACGCTGCTCCGGGTATTGCATCGAACGGTGGTCTTATCTACTGCTCATGGAACGAATCAACTGAACCTGATTATAAAGACACGATTGTTCAAGTTGCGAAAGATAATGCTTTCACAACCGAACTGCAAACACATCGTTTCTCATGGATTCAGGGTAATTTTGAACTTGCTCAAGGCGATTGGTATCTTCGTGCTGGCTCTGTCGATTTATTCGGTGATGACGGTATTACTTGGACAACTCCACAGTTAATGTCTGTTAAGTACGAAATGCAGTTATCTCAGGAAGATATCGATAATATTCACGATATGCTTGACCTGTCTGGTGATTTGCAAGGTGCTATCGACAAAGCGAATCAACACGCTAACGACGTTGCTGAACAAGCGCGTAAAGACGCGGAGAAGTACGCAGATGACACGGTGGCAGCTTCAGAGAAGAAACAACAGCAATATACAGACGGTACTGTTAAAACTGCTGTGGAAGCTTCCGATAAGCGCACCGACACGAAAGTAGCTAATGCTGAACTGTCTTTGAATCAAAAAATCGAAGAACAAGGTTCAAGCTTTACTACTCAACTGGAAGACCAGAAAACTGACCTTGAAGCGACGATGGATGAAAAAGACAACGCTGTTAAAGGTGAGATGAATGACGCAATCAAAGCTTCTGAAGTAAGAACTGACGCCAAGATTACGAACGTGAATAAAACAATTACCGATTCGAACAAAGCTAATACCGAGCGAATGAATGAAATCGAAGCTGGTTATAAAGCTGCTGATAAAGCAACTAATCAGACTTTGACTGAAACAAACGCGAAGATAACAAATCTCGATACAGCATTTGCCGATCAGAATAAAGCAAACGCATCACGCTTTACCTCTGTTGAATCAAGTATCAAGAATAATAAGCAAGATGCCGACGGTAAATTCACTGAAGTTAACTCAAGCATTTCAACGTTAGAAGAAACTGTTGCAGGTCTCAAAGGAACGTCTGCTGAACAGATTAATCAACTTCGCTCAGAAATGGACGACAAAATTGCTATCGTTTCAGAACAGTCGAAAACTGAAATTGACGCTCTGACAGGTCAAGTTAATTCAAGTTATACGATGACAACTGACGCAAACGGTGTTTTTGCTGGTTTCAAACTGATTGCTGAAGATGGTCCAGTTAAAGGCTCAAGTGCTATTTTTGCTGCTGATAAATTCATGATTGTTCCACCTAACAAAGATCCTGCAAAACAGAAAGTTGTTTTCGGTGTCGATACTCAGACAAACAATGTCTATATGGACGGTGCAATTATCAAGAATGCTTCAATCGGTACAGCACAGATTGCCGATGCTTCTATTAACGTTGCCAAAATCGCCGATGCTTCTATCAGCACTGCGAAGATTCAGGATGGTTCCATTAACAACGCGAAGATCCAGAACGCATCTATCGACTCTGCGAAAATTGCACAGCATATTCAATCTGATAACTTTATCAATGGTCAACGTGGATGGGCTATTAACAAAGATGGTAACGCTCAGTTTCAGAATGCTATTATTCGCGGAACAATCTATGCTGATAACGGTTATTTCAACGGAACAGTGACTGCTAACCATATTGAAGGTGATTTGTCGAGTTTCAAACTTGATATCTATCAGGCTCGTTCAAGAAACGTTCCTAAAGCTCAGTGGGTGTGGTTCGACTTATTAGCTATTCGTCGTCAAGGATTCGACCAGTTAGTTAATATCAAAGGTTCACTGAAACAAACCGATAAAGTCAAGATGAACGGCGATAAAGCATATCTTGATGCAGGAATGTACAACAGTAAAAACCCAGTAGCTAACGGTGCTGATATTCTGAATCCTGGTTATGTTGGACAATCTATTGTTCTAAGAAGTTCTGGTGATACTTCAGGTGGTGGAGCAATGCAAAATGCTGTTTCTCTTGATGGAAATATCATTCATCAAGGAGATGGAACTCTTTCTCTTGGTGATTTTGCATTTACTGTTCCAGCAGGACAAGGCGATTCGATTCTTCGTTACGGTTTCTATCTTAACAGAAACGGTTCAATGGTCGGGACAATTCTTTCTCGTCTTGATGTTTTCGTATCTCGTTGGAATGATAACGTTCGTCGTCTTGAGTCACCGTAATAAATTGGATTTCTCTAAATAAAGACAAGGAGGTCTTTTAAAGGAGAATAGAATGAGTGTAGAAGTCCTAATGTTTGCTCTTTCTATCATTACAGCGATCGGTGCTTTCATTGCGTGGATCATTTCTCAACTCGCCGATAAACATAATCGTAACATTGAACTTGAAAGAAGAATTTCAGGACTTGAACAAAATCTTCGCATATCGGAAACGAAAAACTCTGGTTCTAGTGACGATATATCAAATCTCAAACGAGTAATTCAGTCATTCGAGGAGCGAACTCGTAATAATGAAATCAACATAGCAGTTTTAAAGAATGAAAAGAAAAGAGATTCCTAACTATAAAAATCAATTATTCATCTCACAGGGAGGACTTTGCGCATTAACTGGCTTAGCCCTGAAAGATTCGAACAGTTCTCATCTTGACCATGACCATATACTGACAGGTCCTGAAGCCGGAAGAATCAGAGGATTATTATGTCCTCAAGCTAACGTTCTCGAAGGCAGGATAAAACATCAATTCAAACGCTCTGGTCTCGATGGAAAAATTGATTACATAGACTTTCTAAAACGTCTTATTCAATATCTAGAAAAAGATTACACATCTAATCCTGTGCATCCTCAGCTTATTCCTGATTTAAAGAATAAGTTCAAGCGCATGAATCTTTCGGAAATGAAAGACGTTCTAAAAGATTATGACACAACTGGCAAAACAAAAAAGGAGTTAGAAGAAACTTACTCTCAATACTTAAAGGTGAAATATGGAACTTCTAACGAAAATCGGGAGAGTTCTGCTTCAAATCGCTAATCACGCAAAACAATACGTGATTATCCTTTTTCTTATTGCACTGACTTATAACACTGTTGTTATTCCAGTGCTAAAGATTTGGGAAATTGACGCGCCCAAGATGATGATTATCACCGAAGAACATGCAAAATCTTTAAGCTCACTATTAATGATAGGTACGAATTAATGGCAAAAGCAAGTGAAGTTAAAAAAGACCTCAACAAATGGAAAATAAAAGAATTTGATCAGTTCTCTAAACGAGTAACTAAAGCGTCTAAGCTCGCATCGGTCGAGTTACAGCGAAAGATTAATAGAACAGTTGACGGTGCTGTTAACTTCACAAAGAACGCTGTCGGATTCTCTTTCAAAGTAGACAAAAACGGGACGACCAACAGAATTTATATCAAAGATGTTCAAGCTGGTTATTTGGGAAAACTTATCGATGACGACAAGCCTGTTGACAAATTTGTTCCAACTGGCGTACAGGGTTCAAGAAACCAATTCGGTAACATTCCCGGTCTTAAAACACGTCGAAATCTTGAGGCAGTCAAGCAGAAAAAAGATGGTGTAACAAGAACGATTCTAATCAAGACAACACAGAAAAAACAGAATAAACGTGTTATCGCTGTGTTTGAACGTAATAAGAATCGCAAGAAAATCTTAGGCTCATGGGACGTTATCTCTAACGATATTATTAAAACAGTTAACAGGGTTGCGAAAACTAAATAATAGAAAAGGAGACAACACAAACATGAACATTCAAGATTTTGAAACATACACCGAACAAGAACTGAAATCGATTAAAGTTAACAATAAACGCACCGAATCAATGACTATCCCTTATTCATGTGAATACGTCAAAGATAAAAGATTCAAGCGTGTTTTGATTAATGACAATGACGTTTTCGTTCTATCAACTCAGAAGAAAAAACCTGTTCATCATTTCAAAATCGGTCAAGAAATCGAACTTCAAGGACCATTCTTTGATACTGTAGCTCAATGCATCGGTCATATCGATTTCATGCATAAGGGTTTCAGAATGCAAGGTTATTTTTTCCAATGGAAATAAACAAAGGGAGCCTCGCGCTCCCTTTTCTTTTATATAAATACCAGTAAATACTAACCAAAGGATAAAACAATGGATATTAAAAATATGCTTAGTGCTTTGACTTCAAAGCGCGAATCAATCGAACTCAAAGGTTTCAAATTCTATGCTCGTCCTATGTCTGTTACTGAATATGGTGAATACTATTCATCAACTGACTCTGAACAAGACAAAGATGACCGTATTATTCTGAAGTGCATCGAAGATGAAAACGGTAAACCAGTTTTCTCTGATATCAACGAAGTTAAAAGTTTATATACCAACGTTCGCTTTGCTCTTGCTGCATTAATTTCAAAATCTAGCTTTAGCTCAATGACTGCTGAAGAATCGGAAAAGAACTAAGGCAGAATCCGTATAAGACTTTTCAGTTAAGAGCTATTCTTCGTAGAGGTTTAGCTCCTGATGAAATAAAACAAATGTCTTTACCGGAGTTCTATGAACTTTGGTTTTTCGATACGTTCATTGAGCCTCAAGGTCCACAGATGGATGATTTCTATCAAGCTCGTTTAACCCATTCGATTTTTGCTAATAATCCTAATTTGACAAAAGAAGGACGCAAGAAACTTAACATGAAAGATTTTTATATGATGAAAGAAAAAGTTTTCAAATCGAAGGAAGAACTTGAACAAGAACGTAAGAGAATCGAAGAAGCCAATAAAGAGAAAATGAAATCAATGTTTGATCCTAAATTACTTGCTAAAGCGCAAGCTAAAGCTAACAGGAATAAGAAATAATGGCAAAATCAAGATATGATGTTGAGATTAGGGGAGATAATAAAAGTCTGACAACTGCTGTTAACAAGTCTATGGATGAATTGAATAAACTCGATTCAGTCGCAAATGGGCTTTTCAGTGATTTGACTGGTCCCCTTAATAATCTCAAAGGTGGGTTGAACACAATAAGTTCAATGACACCAGCTCTTAGAGGATTAGGAGCTGCTGGTTTAGTAGCAGGTGCGGGTCTTGCTGCTATCGCAAAAGCAAGTGAAGTTGTCAACGTATTAAATGAAGTTAACACGAATACCGGCGTTTCTATTGAAATGCTTCAGCAATTGCAGAAAGAATTTAAATCAACAGGAATGGATGTTGAGAAATTCGGGGATATCAATAAAGATGCAATGGATAAACTGGGTGATTCTTTCCGTAATGGCGGTGGTGGTATTGCCGACGACTTGAAAGAATGGGGTATTGGTCTTGACAGTCTAACGAAATACGCTGGCGATGCTGAAGGTGGTATTAAATCGGTCATCGATGTTTTCTATCAGATGAAAGATGCTGGTAAATCTCAATCTGAAATCGTTAACGCAATGGAATCAATGGCGTCTGATTCATCACATCTAATTTCAACATTAGAGCAATACAAAGGAACTCAAGAAGCATTAAACGCTGTTCAGGATCGTTCTTTAGCAGTAACAACAGAACAAGCAAGTGAATTTACTCGTTTACAACAGAACTTGAATAATTCTCGCGACCATATGAATAACTTGCTTATCGATGGTGTTTATCCTTTGATTCGCGGTATTAACGATATATGGGCAGCTTTTGGTGGTGGAGATGAAAATGATCCGAGAAACCGATTAATTCAACTTGATACCGAACTTGGTCAGATTAACGCAAGATATGCTCGAATTAACACCACGTTAATGACTCAGAGTCAGATTGAAGATTTGAACGCGAGAAAATCTAAAGAACTGGCAGATGTTCATGAGAAAATTTCTCAAGCTCGATATGATATTGAGTCGAAACGCGCTAAAGAGAAAGCTGAGGAAAACTTCAGAATCACGAAAGGTGAAGAAGAAGCGAAACTCAGAATTAAAAAAGCTGCCGACGATAAAGCGAAAGAACTTGCTGATAAAGCTAAAACTGCTGCGGATAAAGCTGCAAGAGAATCCAAAGCTGCATATGAAAAGATGATGAAAGAACGTCAGACGGCATTAGAAACAATGTCCAGTCTGAATATTTCGACTATCAAACGTGAAGAACGTGCTTATGCTTCCCAAGCAGATCAGATGCAACAGAGTTTGTTAATGCTTAAACAACTGAAAGAATCTGGTTATTTGACCGATGCTCAGTATGAAGAAAAGCGTAAACAGATGCTGGCTAATTCTGCTAAAGAGTTTGAGGATTCAATCAAAGCTTCTGTAGCAAGTATTGGTGAAGTTGCTAATGCTGTTAATCAGATTTACGAAAATCAGAGGCAGGAACTAAGCGCAAGACACGCCCAAGGTTTACTCGACCAGAAAGCTTATAACGAGCAACTACAGGCATTAGAAGCTGATCATAAAGCCAAAATCGATGCTATTCACGGTGTTGATGGTAACTTAGAAAATGCTAAAAATCTAAGCGCTCTCGGCTTTGCGACTGACGATGAACAGATGCAAATTCAAATGCAGGCTCTGGATGAACGGATTCAGAAAATGCGTGAACAGAACCAGTCAATGTACGATAACGAACTTATCAGTTACGACGATTTCCTGAAGCAAAAACAAAGACTCGACCAAGCATATTCAGTTAAGTCAAAAGCTATTTCAATGGCTGAGATTCAAACGAAAATGCAGATGTATAACGGGTTTGCTCAAGGTATGGCAGGTGTTATCGGTGGTATTGCTGGTGAAAACTCTAAAGCGGCTCAAGCTGCGTTTGCTGTTGCGAAAGGAACTGCGATTGCACAAGGTATGCTGAACGCTTATGAATCCGCTACTACTGCAATGGCTAAGTATCCTGGTCCTCTTGGATATGCTCTGGCTGCTTCATCATATGCTTCTGTTCTGGGTCAAGTAATGTCAATGAAGTCTGTTAGTCCAAACGGTATGGCTCACGACGGTATTGATAATATTCCAAAAGAAGGGACATGGCTGCTTGATGGTGGTGAACGTGTTGTTGATCAGCGCACAAACGGAGATTTGAAAGATTTCTTAGAGTCGAACAAAGACGGAGGAACTCAGACAATCGACGCGAGCATGACGATTAACGGTAATGTCACCGATGAAAGATGGTTCGCTGTTCAACTCAAGAAGCATCAACAAACTCTGACTTCTATTGTGCAGGACGGTAACAGGCGTAAAATGTAAGATTAACAAGAACGCGGATTTATGAATAGGGAGCGATGCTCCCTATTACTTATATTTCTGTGATTCTACCCTTCAATACTAGATTAATAATATGATTGAACTTTACACCACTAGTTAGATTGAAAGAAGCTATTTTCATACTTATGTGAGCCTTAATTTTTATGCATACATAGCATCAATACAATCAATTTGAGTGAATGATTTTTTAGAATACAATACCATTGATATCAGATATAGCATTCAGAGACCCTCGATAGTCGCTGCCAGTTTTAGGCAGGACATAGGTATATCTAGAATCTCCATTATAAATAATTTTCCAATGCCTTCCGTCATCGGAAAGCTCAAACCCTAATTCCCTTAACTGCCTTGAAGTAGCTTTATCCATACTTCTATAGTCAGTTAGAGCTTTTTTCAAAAGTTCCTTTCTTTCATTTGCTTCTGTCGTTTTCTGATTATTTTTAAGTAACGAAGATAGTATATGATTTCTTCGACTATTTTCCTTCGTATTAACAATAGCCATCTCAATTATATCTAAAATGACATCTTTAATTTCATTATCAAAGAAATCTGTCTCATCACCTGCATTTAAAACTATACTTCCTTGAGCAGATGCCTGTGATTGAAGTATACGAACGCGTTGCTCTAACGAAGTTATTTTTATCATTAGTTCATCGAGCTTATCATCTTTCGCTACATTGTCGCTTTCATATAACTCCATCAATTCCCGTGTATATTCACCTCTAGTTTTAAGTGAGTTAATTGCATCTTTTGTTATTCTTTTTTGTATTTCACTCCAACCACCATCTGTAATCGGTGCCATTGTTGTTGTAGCTTTTACCACATCATCAAATAAACAATCTTCAAACTCTTTTGCCGTTTTATCTCCACGATGATAAAAACTAATATTTTGTCCATGTGGCCAGTATATACCAACCGCGCCGGCGTAAGAGTTCTTTCCATTCGTTTCATTTTTTAATTTTATAGAGAATTTTTTATCCCCAGGCTCAATTAAAACATGAGCTAAACCACATACCTTTCTTGCAAGTCGTTCGGGAATTATGTTATGGGGGTGCTCGTTATAAAAATATTTCGAACTGACATATATTACCGGCAACCTGTTATCGGTATCTCCATTTATAACCTTTGCTGCGACATGTAAATCTTCGTCAGAATTTAAAAGGTAACGAGGTTCAATTGATGTTTCGAAGACATCATCCAAGCCACCTGAAAATTTCTCTATTAATCGCATTACTATCAATGGTCTTTTTGGTTGAGGTGCAAGATATGCCGCCTCTTGACTGACCACGCTTGATTCAACCTGAACCCAAGCTGTATTATCTATAAAATTTTTATTTATTGAAATATCTGTTACCCACTTGTGTATTTCAGTAATTTTTGAGTATCTAAAACATCCTAAGCGGGACTCATCACATCCATGGATTATTATATCAATCCTTTCGTTTTTAGATTCCACGTAAAAATCATTATTATCAGAGTTAAATATCAATTGTGCAGGTATAAAATTCGTATGTGGCGACTCACTTACCCATGAAAAACACTCATTGAATATATCAGTGAAAGTGATTTTATTAGATACATAGAAACCAGTTGAAAAGTATTTCATAGACACCCCATCAAAAATAAGATGTTTCCTATATTAATAGTTTGATTCAAAAGAATCCAGTATCCATTCTCATATAATCTTACAGAATGAGATCATCTCCAAAATATAGACACCTAGACACCTATTGTAATGTGTGTACGACTGTTCCACATCATGGGTGGGGGCATTGTAATTAGCACCGATATGGTGCATAGATTCTGCCTCTAACACAGCCCAGTGCTGCACCATTAGGTGCAGTAGTAACAGATGCAGGTAAAGCCATTACAAAATTGTTGCAACGAAACAACGTTGTGACGTTGCTGGATACTAGCACGAGGATATCCTGAAAATAGAGAATTAGGGATGTGATGAACCAGACATTATGCCAGCAAATGGTTCACTTTTCACGGCTTGCGGTAAAAAGCCCGCCAATAACTATGCTATGGTCAGGGTTTTACCGCAAAATGACCGATTGCTAAGACATAATAATTATCCGCAATTCAGAGGGAATTTATGACCACCCGCACCAGCCATCCTGCATTTATCTCGCTTCAAGGCGGCATCAACTTTCGCGACCTCGGCGGTCAACGCGCGGCCGACGGTCGGCGCGTACGTTCTGGCAAACTGCTGCGCTCGGGCTCGCTGCACAACATGACGCCGGAGGATCTCAATCATCTCAGCGCCATCCCGCTGAGCCGGGTGCTGGATTATCGCGATCCGACAGAGGTCAACCGCAGCCCCGATCGGCTGAATAGCGAAGCCTTTTACCTCAACGCCCCGGCCAATCCGCTTTCCAGCAGCGTCAATGCGAAAGTCACCGAGTTTAACGCCGCAACCCTCAACACCATGGACGGCGAGCAGTTTATGCTACAGCTCTACCGCCAGTTACCGTTTGATAACGCCGCCTATCGCCAGTTGACGCAATGGCTAATGGAGCCTTTTGACGGCGCCCTGCTGCAGCACTGCGCCGTCGGTAAAGACCGCACCGGCGTCGGCTGCGCCCTGACGCTGTTCGCGCTCGGCTGTGATAGCAATACGGTCATGGAAGAGTATCTGCTGACCCAGGGAATGCTGGCGCAGGTCGAAGGATTCCTGCTCGACACCTTCGGCGAAGGCCTTAATGAGCACGGGCGTAAAAATCTCGCCGCCATCATGACCGTCCAGGAGTCATATCTGGCGACCGCGTTGTCCAGCATTGAACAGCATTACGGTCATGTCGACCGCTGGCTGGAACAGGAATACCGCCTGACGCCGCAGGCGCGTGAAGCATTGCAGTCACGGCTGCTGGAAGATTAA